GGAACGAATTTACTGACTTACGAAAGTATATCAGTCGAAACGTAACTTGGGGAGAAGGACAAACGGTCAAAGTCACACATGAAAATGTGATGGCCATTATGATGCTGTGGGCGCGTGAGCTCCTACACTATCTAGATTTCAAGAGCCCGGGAAGTCGGATCGGTCAGTTAATGACCTTTCTCGAACATTTCCAGACCCTCCTTAGGTGCAATGGTCCTGCCTTCGCAATTGCTAGACTTAAGATTTCACTCTTTTGTCTTTACAGTTACGTCGGAGGTAATCCAATCACGACCACGGAGCCACTCGGACAACGAGTCCGTTTAGCTCATGGTCTTCCTACCTTCATTTCAGCGAAGCTTCGAGCGTCAATACGAGATGGAGTTCCGTCGACTATTCGTCTGTGGGCCAGCCTTTTAAATGTTTATAAGGCATTATACGGCCCACACGGAACCTCACCTCTTACGACAATCGAAACTCCCCGTTGGGAAGGAGGAATGGGTGATTTTGCTTCCTTTTGTCAGGAGAAGGACGGCCTGTATTCCCGACTGCAGTCTCATCTTGGGAAACAACTTCCAGAATGGAAGTATGTCTCAAAAATGAAAACTGTAATCAGTAGTGCAGGTGCTAACACGAGTTCTGCTATGTCTTCCATCCGTTGGGACCTTCTTGCTTGGGACGACGCTTCGCGTCATCTTCCGCTTGAGTGGTTCAAACTTTGGAAAGATACCAGAGCCGTGCAGCTAGTCGAACTCTTAACTAGGGAAGCGAAACAGTGGTATCAACGGCGTGAGACCATGTTGGAGATTCCGGTTCCACAACCCTTTACGAAAGAAAAGGATGGTACGCTTTCCATTTTTGGTAAGCTTCCCAAACTAATCGCTCGTATAGAAGTTATGGATGAGGACGAGGAGCTTCAACCATGGACCTTCGATGAGAAGGCTATGGCTGAGTTCCGAGCACTCTATGAGGACGTTGTAAAACGTTCAAAACCAGGATCACCAATACATGAGCGCTCCAAAAGAATCGCGAGTTCTGATCCAGACAGCCAATTGGCTGGGTGGCAGATTCGTGATTGGATTGAGGCGTTCAGAGGTAATGGTCTCTATCCAGAGAAACACTGTTGGAATACACCGATAGTGGGTAGACTTCACTCCATTCCGGAGCCTGCGGGGAAGGTAAGGGTAGTAGCAATAGGAGATTATTTCTCTCAAGTGGCTTTAAAACCACTCCATGAGTATATTTTCTCTCTATTAAAACTAATTCCTACCGATGCTACATTCGACCAACAAGGGGCTGTTGACGCCTTTGCTGCAGCGGGATACGATGAGATTTTCTCATACGATCTTAAAGCCGCAACGGATCTGATACCTTCTGAACTCTATGTAGAGGCTTTAATACCTCTTATAGGCCGGAAGGGAGCAGATTTATGGCACAGCCTTATGAAGGATCGTTTGTGGCTTACCCCAAAGGACATCCGAAAGGATGGAGGGAAGTCGTTTGTGAAGTACACGCGCGGACAGCCTATGGGTTTACTCTCGAGCTGGGCAGCATTGGCTCTAGTGCACCATGCTTTAGTCCAGTTTGCTTACCAGCAGACTGGAGGAAAAGGATGGTTCCTCAAGTACCTCGTACTTGGTGATGACGTTGTTATTGCCGATGCGAAGGTGGCTGAGTCCTATTTAACGGTCTGTGAGCACTTCGGTATTACCGTCGGGCTAGCAAAATCACTTGTCTCTAAAAAGGGACTTATGAACTTTGCTAGTCAAACGTTACTCAGAAATGAGAACATATCCCCAATCAGTCTCGGTGAAGAGCTTGTCGCTCTAAACTGGGACAGAAGAAAGGAGATGGCACGCCGAATTTGCCATAGATACGTTGGAAAAGGAGCTACTGACATTGACTTCCTGAGACGAGTTTTGACTAGTCAACAGTGGCTTGCCCTTCAGGGCGAGCTTACTGGAAAACTAGTTGGGACAAAATCTCGGTTCGTTGAGTTTATTCTCCGTAATCCTTTTGTCGTTAAGACTGAGGAAGTACAGGTAGGCCATGTTCTTAAGTGGTTAGGTAAATTAATACCCTCCCTGAACGGGGCCAGCTCGCTGAATGACGAGATTGCCAAAGCGTTGGAGGTTTCCCTCCTATTCTTTGTGCAGGATTGTTACCGCAAGCGGTGTGAGGACTGGAAACAGTGTCTCGCAGCCGCTCAACGCCTCATTGGCGGCGGTCCATTTAGCGATTGGGATAATAACCATTATTGGCGTTACCTTAGCGAATGTCTCATGGCCTTCTTCGAAGAAGCAGGTCGTGATTTAGACGCTATTGGTGTGCCTTTAATGAAAATGTCTCCCGCTGCTCCCTTACCGGAACTAAACGTGTTACTCGACTGGTATCGTACGCTTGAGGCTATTCCGCCTCTTGCGAACAAATTCGGTCGGGAACCGCGTTTGGGGGTCTGGGCAGTCCTGAAAGGTATTGACCTTATACAGGATTTACCCAAACCCGTTCGGGCTGGGAAGCAGGGTGCGCTAGTTGGACGTTTTCAGGCACCAAAGCCTAAAGACTCACTCCGAGCGCCTCTGGAACCACTTGTTAATGTGATTGCCAGAGTTCTGGGAATGAAACTTCCAGCCTACGACCTGGTTCGTAGGAGACCGACAACCTCATTCTTCAAAACCCTCATAGAGGATATGAGAAAATATGAGGACAAAGTTATTGCCCGTGACTGTTCACCTTGTTTTAATAAGGTGGCAGTAACGGTACGCGTTCCGGTAGGGTTACCGGCACAAGTAGTGCCAGCGATTCCTAGCTGGTAAGCGCGACTTTGTCTTGTCGGAGGCTTCGGTCTGGACCCCTAGGAAGGTGAAACTTTGTATCTTGAGATCGGCCTACCCGAGGGTAGACTTAACTCGTAAGAACGAAAGTTCCGAAAGGTTGGGTTCGCCTGTAGCAATACAGGAAGAGACGCCGAATCGGCAGAAGGCCGAATACATTGTCACTCCCTTCACCCTGCTCTGGTTAGTTAGTATCTTGAGCTCAGCCCCCGTAAAGGGGATAAGTCAGAGGACACGCTGTCCAAAGATGAATTCGCCATGGTTGTCATGGAAGAGACGCTGAATCGGTAGCAGTACGACGTACTGCCAACGAATACATACGCCAGTCCAGGACTAGCAGACGCGACACGTTCCTATCCGTATGATGGGAGGTTATGATCCCTCCCATATAGGTTTCGGTTCATGGGCACGTCAGCTCCATGTGGAAAACGAAGGGTGT